TAAAGACGAGCTGTATTATAAAAATTAGCTGTGCCTTTCCTTTGGTTATATCCATTATTTATAATAGATCTAAAATTTGTATTTACGACCTTTACTGTATGTGCTGGTAAGAATTTAACAGCTGTACCAGTTGATGTCATAATTGATCCAGACGTTTGTCTTGGATTTGTTTTTACTTCAGTAATAAGTAGATCTACATCATTATGATTTAATGATATATCTAAGATCTCTTTTTGATCAGCTACTCGAACTTCATTATTAACTGCGCTTCCTATTCTGACTGTTGGGTCTATGATATAACCGTTACCAGCTTCAGTAATACTTACGCCAGTAATTTCTCCATCTGCATTTAATGTAAATATAGCCGTTGCTGTTACATTTGTAGATAAGAGATTACCTAAAGCATCTTTTGATTGTGGTGCTGGAAATACAATTGTTGGTGCTGTTGTATAATTTTTATCTGCAAGTCCTATAAGATCTATACTTGCGATTTTACCTGCATTTGTATTCGCCGCGACTGAACCAAATAGGTTAGAAAAATTTGATCCCTCTGATGTAATTGTAATATTATCTTGATCTAATCTTCCTTTTGAATCAATTGCAATCGATACAACAGGAGCTACGCCAGTCTGGCCTGATATATTAATACCATTAAATGTAACTGCTGGAGCTGATGAATAACCAAATCCAGGTTCTACAATCGTAACGGATTCTAAAGCTCCGTCTAATTTAGTAGCGGTTGCTGTGGCTGTTGCGCCTGTAAAGGTATGACTTGTACCAGTTCCCACGCTCGTAATATCGATAACAGCTCCACCGTTTGTAGCTGAAAGAGATACCTTAGATCCTGTTGATGTCTTAATAAAATATGATGTACCATTAACTAAACCGCCGATTGCTCCTCCGCCACCAGTTGAATATGTTACAGTAGCTCCGACTGGTAAAGCCGCTTGCTGAGCTGATGTTAATTTAATTGTATTATCGACGATATGTACTGTACCAGAACCTAATGATTCTGCTTGACTTCCGTTAAAGGTCATCGCAGTCGGAGCCGCGACAGTTAATGTTGGTACATTATAATCCTTACCGCCATTACCTATTGTAATAGAAGATAAAGAACCGTTTGTAAGTACTCCTGTCAGAGTAGCGGTTGTAAACCCTGAAGGCGTTCCACTATCACTTGACGTAATGGTAGGAACGCTGGTATAACCACTCCCTCCTGATGTTACTGTAATCGCGTTAATCACTCCTGTTTTAAGAGCAAGAGATAACGTACCTGTGCGATGTATATGAGCTGTTGTTGTAGGTAAGAATGTAGATACAAACATCTCTACAAGTACTGGTATATCTTCAGGTCCTATAATACCAGGTTGTATACCAGGCATTCTACTGAGTGTTAATGCATCTGTAAGTGCCGCGCCAGTTAATTCTAAGAAGATTAATATCTCTGAGAAATATATAAACCCTGCTGGATGTACTAATCTATCGTAAGAGAGTTCCCAGTCAGCTAAATTTTTACCTGTCTTTATTAAATAGGCAAACTTCTGATATTTTTTACTGTCCTGTAATACAATACTATCTGATAAGAATCCTTTTTTATTTAAATAGATACCACCCTTTGTAAGAGCAGCATTTGCTTCCCAGTCACCGCTTGACGGTACTAATACTTTATCATAAGGAAACTCAACCTCAACGGAATCATTAAATAATATACGAAAGAAAATTTCTATACTATCAGCTGAACCACGTAACTTATAGAAGTCTATTATCTGTTTATATAGATTCCTTTTATCTACTGTGACTCCTCTTGGAATGGTAGCAGCGATTTCTTTCTGCATAAGCTCTAAATAATTTGTATCATTACGATCTATATCCATTGCGTGTTCAATGGTATTCATTACATAGGAAGGTCCTGGACCGACCCAATATTTAACGATTGTAGTTAATCGAGCAGTATAATTATTATAGCCAGAAAGACTATTGACTGTATATGTCTTACCTATTTCAGATGTTGAATTAACAAGCGATCCAGGTAATTCATTACCGTTAGTAATTGCTACATTGATATCATTTAAAGATATTGTAGTGATTGTACCATTAGGCGCTGTTAATATAAGAGTAGAATCGGCTCCCGTCTCATCTGTAAAGAAACGATTATTTTCGTTTTTAGGATCTGGTATTCTAAACTGAGCTTGATTATTAAGTACTACATCATCAAAGCTTTCTGTTTCTTGATATATAAACTCATCCATATTCTGAAACGTATAATACGCTTCTAGAAATTTAGTTAATTGTACCTTATCTTCTAATATCTCAGACGGTATTAACTGATCAATACGTATATTTTCTTTTGTTTCAGCTAAACTCCCATGATCGACTTCGATTGCACCTGGAGTTAATGTAGTCTTATGAGGCATTATGATTTAAATCTTGCTGTTGTGTTATATGTAATACTACCCGCTGAACCTGCAACTGCGATGGTATCAATCTCTGGTACAATAGTAACGCTATTATTATCTATAGATATTAACTGATCTCTCTTAGGCGCAAGGTCTAATGAGTTAGGTAATACGGTAATTTTAATTGCTGTTGTTGCGTCAGGTAAAAAACTATGAAGAGTAATTGTACCTTTTAATACATCTATAATACCAGCGTTATTAATCACTGTGACGTTTTCTAAATTAACTACCTTATATACTATTACTTGTCTCTGAGTTGATCCTGTAATAGGTATATCTCCAAAGAAATGATCTACGTTATTAATCTTAAACGCAGAGGATGTTAATATAAAGGCTGTTGAATTACCACTCTGATAGAATGGTGATGTAAAGCTTAGGTTAAAATCATTAGGTAGCGTTGATACATTACTCGGTGTAATATTCTGAAACATTCTTGGACGTATTATAGTATTAAGTATAGAAGGATCTGAGTTATCAATAGCTCGTGTTAATTGAGAGTGCCTAAATACACCATCAAATTTATTTAAGTTATTAAAATTATAGTCTGTTATTGTATCTCTTACAACTGATTGTAATTCTACTGAGCTTCTATCTGTTAAGTTAGGGTTATATTTAAAGTTAGCGTCTATCTCTAAAAAGGTATAGTTAGTGTTAACAATCTCTGGTGTAATAGATACTACATTCTTTCCTTTTAATATCACACCAGTAATATCTGTCTTCTCAGCTGTTGTTAACTGATCTGCTAATAAAGGTTTAATTGCGATATATACCTTACCATAGTCAGGTGGATCATTATCTTCTCCGCCCCATGTAGATATTGAATCGATATTACTAAACTCTTTCTTTATAATAGATGCATAGTCATCAGCTGTTACCGCTCTGTTCTGAGCAATAAAGGTTAAGGGTGCGTTAAATCGTATTGACTCCATTGTCTCTTGATCTACACCACCAGCAGCGGCCGTATCGAGAGTCACTGTAATCCCTGAGAATCCCCCGATAGAATCAACCATAGAGAAACTGTTAGCTCCATTTGATTCCTTCCCTTGAGTAGTCACGTAATCGATTGTAACGATATTATTATTAGACGGCTTAAACCCTGTTACTCCATCACCGAAATATACCTCATAATAACCGCTTGGATTTTCTTGTAAGTAATATACCTTTGATTCTGAATCAACGTTCTTTAATGTCTCAAATTTTGTATATACGTCGAATGAGCTTGACTCTTCGTTTGACTGTACTCTTACTCTTAATGTACTTGTATCAGCATCATAATCAGAGAGTTGAAATTTCTGATTCTCTATATCATTATCAACTCTATATTTTAATTCTCTTACAGTACCTTCTGCTATGATAACATCATTATATTGATATGTATTCGCAGTGACAGCACTCAGTGTTGCTTGCTGTGTTTCTAATACAACGTATTGAAACTCTTCACCGCCAACGATAGTATTTAATTTAGTCCCTCTTGTAAGGTCTAATATTGTAGGCTTAGTACCTATCTCTGATGCGACATTCACTACAATATCTACTTTACTTCTTGGAGATAAGACTGATCGTGGTGTATATCCTAACAGCTTTGCTCTTGTAACAACATTGCCACGTATCTGAGCTGAATCTAAAAAGGATTCATTTAAACTATAGTGAGCATTCAAAGCGTTATAATGAGTGTTATAAGCTAAGACGTCTAATAGGACATTTAATCCACTTCCATCGAAGTCATAGTCATTAAACTCTGTTTGTTGTTTTAAAAAGTTCTTTAAATTCTGCTTGATATCTGCAAAATCGAGTTCCGTTACATTTAAGTTTGTTGCCATATTATCTGAGCCTTCTTAATATAATCTCAACTGATGCAGCTGAATCATATTCTTTTATTTTAAAATTAACTATTATCTTATAAGCGTTCTGTTGAGACAGATCAGTGATATCAATATTCGTCACTCTTACTCTCGGTTCATATTTATTCAATACTGTACGAATGTTATCTCTTAATTGTATCTCAGTAATAAACCCTGCCGGCTCAAAGAGTAATCCTCTGAGGTTAGCGCCTAAATCATCTTGAAAAGGTCTTTCGAAGAAATTACTTATTAAAAGATTCTTCACAGCATTCTTAATCGCGACATCATCCTTTAATGGTATAATGTCTTTACGTATAGGATGGATCTTAAGAGAAAGATCTAAGTCTCTCCAAGGTTTCTTCTTAGAGACAATTCGAGCCTGTTCTAAGTTACCTGAGATCTGTTTATCGCCTGTATATAATCCTGCCATATAGTTATTTATATCGTTTAGCCGCTACTTTCAGGTACTGTTAAGCTATTTGTTGTTGCAACTGCTGTCTGTATTGATGGTGGTAAGTCTATAGTAGACGGAAAGCCTACGATCTTTAAGAAATCGCAGAAAGTAAATGTAATAAACTCTGTTAAAGAACTGAGTCCTATAGCATCGAAGAACGCCGTTACCTTTTCCATCCACTTTTTAATTAAATATGTCTGCCATTCCTCTGCAAACTCTCTTGCTCTCTTTAAAAGACGTTCTTTATTGTACTCATCTATATCGACATTGTTATCAAAGTCTCCGCCTAAGAGATCATTTAAGCTATAACCGAAGATCGATATTGACTCTAACTCCTCTGTTGTCTTATCTCTTATAAGAGTCTCTAAGTCGAGCTCTTCTAATGCTGGTATGGTAGGAAGACCGAGTGCACTCCATACCTCATCAAAGGTACCTATAAGGCCTGTGAACCCTCCATGAAGCAGTAAGTTCATCTTCTTTGCGACCTCACTCCTTATGTAATTCATCACAGATGCTTTTTTAAAGTCAGCAGTCTCAAATTTGTTCCAGACCCGATACTCCTCAGGTATTTTTAAATAGAGGTCATCGATGTCTTTTAAAAAGATAGAATCAGAGATGCTCGAAGGATCTCTTAAGAAAGAAATGATCTCTATCTGTATACCTAACACTGTTACATTAAAGTCTATAGGAAAGAGTGTATCAATAAGCTCAAGTATCTTCTTCTGTACGTACATCGGATATTCAGCAGCAAGACGAGTCATCATGATATCCCATTTCTTTTCTGGTATGTCGATCTTTTCCCACTTAGGATTGTATATGTCTAGGATATCTTCTTCTATCTGTTCTAATTTCTCTTTCAGATCCTTTAATTCGTCAGGATAGCGATAGGCTTGAGTCGCAAGACCGCCAAAGAGATTAGAAAGATTCGCTGGTGTGGGTAACAGAACGTCAGGACATTCGAGAGAAGGGAGCGTAATGCTTGGAACAGCCATTAGATGATTCTTGTTTTAACAGTAGATTTGATCTCTATCAGTCCGTCTTTATCGATTTTGATATACGAAGCCTTCTTACCATGAGTAATTCGAACTTCTTCTGCACCGTCTGTGTTATCGATTTCTATTTTATGACCGGCTTTTGAGGTATAGATCTTATTATCTGGTGACGCGGTTGACGGTAGATCCTTTTCGCCATCTGTTTGTGTGGCAACTGATCCCATTACCATAGGATCTTGAGCACTCGGACCATCACGAAAGAATCCTACGACCCATGAACCTACCTCTAAATGATGATTACCGCCCACTCCTTTCAATGAAGCGGATGTTACGGGCATCATAACTGTTGCCCAGGGAAGATCTGATGTCGCAACTGATGCGTCATACCAACCCAGACACCTTACTCGAACTCTATTTAAGTTCTCTGCATCATTTATATCCTCTACAATACCCGTAAACCAAGTGAATTGGCCACCAATGTATTGATCATCATGCCTTTGTATCATTCTTATCTCCTTTAATACCTTCAAGTTTTCTTATAAAGGAATCTTTTTTCGCTGTGACTGACATAAAATAGCCTTCAGAACCAAAATGATGTACAATACCTGTCACTAAATGATTTCCTGACAGTGTCTCATCCTTTTTTTCTTCGCTTGCTATGATCTCTTGAGTAATATCAGCTGATTTTAAAAGTTTTAAATTAATTACAATACCTACTTCAAAATCAAAATCGCCGGTTAATAAGAGTTCTTGTTTCACGGTATTAAGATTATGATGATAAGCTTCTGCTTTTAACATACTCTGATCAGTTGGTGCATGATAATTTTTAATCGAATCAAAAGATCCGCTATTATATGATACAAAATAATTCTTACCTTTTTTAAATTTATTTATTGCTTGGCCGTCTATTAAAATTTTATCTGTTATTGGAGCATTATCATTTAATTTATTAATTCTTTCGTTATATGAATAATCAACTGTTGAAGAAGACTTATCATATATATCAATTTTATGAAGAGTTGATCCAAATGCTCCAGCAGCTGATGCATTATATTTAGAAAGATTTAAAGTTTGTCCTAAAATCTTCTGAATTTTTTTTCTTTCTTCTTCATAAAGTTCTTCTATCGAATTTTGCGATGTTTCTTTATAATTAGGATTATTATCATACGTATCGTATACTTTTTTTTCTAATATTTTTTTATATGAATCAAAAACTAATCCGCTTTTTGCAGTTTCGTAAAAATAACTGGGAGTTGAGTCCTCATATGCATTACGAAGTAGCCAAGAGATTGCTGCTAATGGACGTATTCTGGGGTAGATACCTTTAATAGGAGTCGTTGAAGGATTACGTATATCAATTTTACTACTTAAAGGTCCTGTTACGATAGAATTAATTAAAAAACTTGGAGTATTATTAAATGATTGCGTAAGAACTTTTACATTATTAATGTAAGCATGCTTTGATACACAATGTAGTGTGTAAGCTTTTGATGACGGAGTTGGAGTACTATAGTCTCTTACCTCTGCTATGTATACTTCTAATTTAAATTGTTTATTTACTTTACTTTTTATATCTCTTCTTTCAATAACTAACTCAATCTTTTCGTTACCAGCAATTTTTAAATAATCTATTAAAGGAATACTATCTAAAATAAAAAGATCTACAACAAGAGATGACGTATAGAGACTCTCTTTTACTTTAATATCTTTTATAATACCGCCTATCTTTACAATTAATCCTTGATTCGAATGAAAATCTGCCTTACTTACTTTATAAGCTTTCGG